ACGCTCGACAAATGCAACCTAACTTAGATGCATTTGGTACGGCAGTTACGGCCGATGGTGCTATTCCTTCATGGGTTCGATTAGAATTATTTAAAGGTGTAGAAAACGGAGCACTCCGAATCAAAAAAAAAAAAAAAAAATATGCCGATAATGGAAACACTTTGACATTTTAGTGATAATATGAAGGCAATTGATAAGATTCAAAACGAAAAGATAGCCTGGTGCGAAAAATTACTTTACGCTTTAGTTATTCTTCAATTCCCTCAAATAGCAACTCTAATTTAGATTGCTCTTTTCTTTCGATAGTCATAATTAAATCGTATCTATCTTCACGAGCTACCTGTTCAAAAAGATGTATTTCTTTTTTGACCATACCTCTTTTTTTACCCCACCCTGAAGAATGCCATCCAAATGAAATAATATATCCCCCAGGAATTAAACAATCAATCAAATGGTCTTTACCTTCACTCCACATGTTGTGAGTTTGCCATAATTCCAAATCTTTACCTATCCCGTCATATGAGTCTTTTAATTGTCTGAGTGAATAAGGTGGGTCGAATAAGATTAAATCAAATTTTATTTTGTCGAGCTTCATTTTCTTAGCGAAGTCTTTGAATTCTAAATTAAAATTAGTATCAAATTCTAAATTCAAATCATTAGTAATACAATTATACAACCCTGAAGTAAATGAATTGTTAGCAAATGGGTCGCATATCAAAACATCTCGCCCAAATTTTTCCTGGTTAATATTTAATGTTGTTACGGTTCGAATCATACGATCAATAATTTGTCTAATGTGTGGGTTATCGAAGGGTTTTGATGTCAAATTGGTTCTCCTATGCGTCATTGTCAAAGGATAGGTAATCTTTTCAAGACTCATTCTTCATCCTCTCCTAAACAATCAGGACAATGTAAAGACCAATGGTAAGGTATGTGAAACTCATCAATTCCACATGCAACGCAAATCATTCATCCCACCCGCCGAACTCAGCAACTAACTTTTTTAATCTATCAAGTTCATCGTCTTTATTTTTAATCATGTCAAACTGTGCAACATTTTCAGAACAAATTTGAATACATCTCCTAATTGTTGAACTCATAGTTTCATCCGCCCTTATCATCAATACCAATTGATTCCAAGTCGCTTCGCTCATATACATGGTGTGTTGTCTGCCCATGTTACCCTGTATAGGTAGGGATATATAATAATTTATTTTTTTTTGACATTGAAATGTCAATTGTATGCGCTTCGCTTCTAAACTCGGATAGCGCAACAGCCCTACGGCACCCAATAAGCCCCCGTGGGAGTTAAGCGTTATAGCGTTTTGTCTGTATAAAATAAGATTTAATCCGTTTAGAGCATTTTTTTCTATGTCTCATAGTTTATTAACCGTAAACAACTACCTTTTGATATGGCGAGAGGAAAGAACGACCTAATATTAAGAGACCGACTTCAATTTACTTTAGATACTAACGGCGATTTGGCCGTGGTTTATGGTAGAGTTGATTTAAGCGATTATGTTTCAGTGGTAAATAACCAAGGATTATCTATCAAAGAAATGAGAATTCAAATAAGAAACCCTGATGCGGCTAATACAGGCGTATTTAATCAAAATTTAATTGCCAATGTATTAACCGAGGGTAATGTTGCCTTTGCCAATATGAAGATTATTGGAACTACTACTGCATACGAATCGGGAGTTGATACTGGAATAGGTTCTCCAAACCTTTTCTTTAATGCAGAATTAACCTCTTTTGTATCTAAGCCAACAGGTTTTGACACTCCAGTTTCTACTCAAAATGATTATTACGAGCTGGGAACACCCGACCTTCACCCTGAAGGCTATGTAGTTGTTAGTGATATTTTAGTTGGTATTAGTGCCAATGATGCAAAGGCTTACGCTGATGATACTCTTGAACTTGATGTTATGCTTATTGCCGAACCTGTAAAAGTCACAAAAGATGAACTTAAGGAAATGTTAGCACAAGCGACTGACCTGTGAGTTGGTTAATTTGGCATTAAGTGACAAAGCGGAAGCAACTAAAGAACTCGCCTTAACTGGTGCCGCTATTGGGTCTTTATTTAGCCCCGTTGGTGCGGTAGTTGGTGGTGGCATTGGTGGTATTACAGGTTTGATTGTCGGAGATAATACAACAGTATTTCCCGTTGATATGGTTGCAGTACCGGCGTTTGAATATGCATCACTTAGAAGTAATATTAATGCAAATCCTTCATTTATGGTATATATCAAAGCCGGTGAAACATTAGTGCCGACTGGAGGTAATGTATTAGACATGTCTGAAAACATGGATGTTGAAGTTGCTGCCGAGATGTCAAGCCCTAAAAAGCGTCGTAAAGGTGCGGGATTACCAAAGAAGTATGCTAAAATGGGATTCAAAAAAGGTTGGGCAGCATATAATAAAACTCCTAAACGAATGGCAGCCAGGAAAAAGGCAAAGAAAAAGAAAACTACTAGGAGGAGAAAATAATGCCAATACATGAAATAAGAGAATCAATAGAATTACCTTCAATAACTCTTGATAGTAAAGGTTTTGGAATTATTCAAAAAGTAATCAATCTAAAAGAGAACATGTCTCATAAAATGCTCCAATGTGATGCTTTTCAAGATAATCCATTACCTAAGTTTAGTGGTGATACTTACTTAATGGAATTATTAGTAACTCCTACTCCAGTCATTTATACTGATATGCCTATTGCCGGCTTTACTTCAAGAAGTCCATCAATATCTAATGAAAATATATTATTCAAAGAATACTTTTCTAACATTTCTATTGTTGATAGATTGTCATTTCCTAATCGTTTTATTTCAGCACGGCCAACATTTACTTGGTACATGCCTAAATTATACTTGACTTTGTTTATTCATGGCGAACCAGATGCCGTATTTGATGATATAGCGATAGGGGTTTATTGTGCAATCGAAGCCAAAAAAGCATCATTAGTAACTTATGGAATGGGTGTAATCCGTGAGGACCATATTGCTCAAGTAGCCGCCGTTATGTCAAATGGGCGTTCAATAGAACCAGCTCGAAATGTAGGACAAGCCTTTCCTATGTGGAAATATGGCGGAGTTCGACCTGAGTTGATGATATCGGGTCAAAGTTTGGCTAACTTCTTTAATCGAACTGACTCTCAGGAACCACAAAACACAAACACAACTGCCCGCCTTAGGAGAATGGCGCAAGACGCTCGACAAATGCAACCTAACTTAGATGCATTTGGTACGGCAGTTACGGCCGATGGTGCTATTCCTTCATGGGTTCGATTAGAATTATTTAAAGGTGTAGAAAACGGAGCACTCCGAATCAAAAAAAAAAAAAAAAAAT